CATGAGTCTCACAAAAATGTGTGATTTTATCCAGCAGACCTACGTAAATCTCACCAGTCTGTGTATTAAATAAACGAATTTTTCCATCCCAGTACTTGTTGCGATACTGAGGCATAAATTTAGCACCAGGCACGTCAAATGTAAACTGATCTGCTAGTTCGTAGTAGACGTGAGGTTCTGCTTTTACTTGTAAATATACTTCGTTCTTTTTTGAAATAATCAAATGAGACATAACCCATAAGTATCACCTATGGGTATTTATCGTCTCAATTGAAACCAGATTGGAATCTATTCCACTCTATAGCATTTTTAATTTGAAAAGTTCTATTGGATACTGTTTTGATAATCTCTTCCAAGAACTTCAACATAATATCATAGTACCGAATCTTGAGGTCTATTTTATTCAGTCTCTCGTCAGCATCCATATGCCTCTGTATAGCATCTTTATCTCTAACCTTATATGGAAATGGTTCTTCAACATAAACCTCTGCTGGTGCCTTTCCAGTGTAGTAATTATAACGTTCTAGTTTAACGCGATTGTGAGTTTCTCTTGCTTTTTCGCGCAGCAAGGTAATCGTATTATAAAGAGTATAATACTTTGCGTGGAGTTGAGGAATTTTTAAAGATTCATCATGTAAATTGTCAGGATCAATGACAGAGTCTCTCTGCCACATCTCCTGAATCTCATCAAGATTCATAGAGGATTGCCGTCAGTTCCTAGGATATTATAGACAGTATACTTGAAAGTTACGTCTGCTGTAAAGTAGTTGATGTCAGTATCTGAAGATTCAAATTCTAAAGATGATATTGCAATTGGAAATAAATCCTTAAACTTAACTAAAGCAGTATCTCTATAATTGCTATTGAGAATCCTTAGCGTACCATCACTAAATGCCTCTTTTGGATCTCTAAGAGCATCATCATTTGTTGTTACGTTGATGTATTGTTGTGCGGTTTCTGGAAATCCAAGACCAGTTAACCAATTATGAATGGTCATATAATTTTCCATGTTTTCATCAACATAGAATCTCAAATTAAAATCACCATAAACCAACTTTTCTCCAGGAATATCGAGGTCCTTAAGATATGATGGTTGAATCGCTGTTCCGAGTGTAATTTCTGGCAGTCTAGCAGATGTTACAAAAAAAGAAACTTTTGGATATTTTGCCAGGGTAAATCTAAACCCAACTGGCGAAAGAAAATTTCTATTTTGTATTTGTTTGTCAAAAGCAGATGCCATTTATCATTCAGCAATAATTAAATTATACCACTCTTCACTCATACCATGAATGATGCTATCTGCACCATCTTTATCGGCAGCATAACCTTCATTGATGAGATGCTCAACTACTCTTTCATAGTGTTCGTGAATTACCTTTGCTTCTCTTGGGGTTGGTTTCATCTTACTAATGGTTTTATTTTTATTTAGATAAAAAAAGAGGGGCACATGCCCCTCTCGTTATGATCTTGTGAATTAAATCACATGAGGTTTTGAACCTTGACTCTTCTGTAGTAACGGTTAGCGTTAACAGCAAGGCGACCAAGACCTGCGCTTGTACCCTCAGCGAATGGGTTGGCAACAAGACCATAACGGGTCTTAAAGCCAATTTTTGGCTGGAAGGTGTTCTCGCCAACGGCACGAACCATTTGGAGAGGAACATATGGGCAGTAGAAGAGACCAGCGTCATATGGGCTGGAACCCTTGTAACCAACAACGTAGTACTGATCAGCAGCAAGGTTAGCAGAATATGGATCGATGTATACTCTGTACTTACCTTGGAGAACACCAGCAAAGGTATTACCAGTGTCATCAACGTTGAGGTTAGCGTTGAGTGCAGGGGTGTAATCAAGAACGCCTGCCATGGTGAGTGCCGAAGCAACATCAGCGGAGCAGAGGATCATGTTACCCTTCCCTCTACGAGTTCTTTGTGCGATTGCGTTGGCATCGCGCTCGATTTGGAAGATAAGACCCTTGAACTTCTCAACTGACCAACGACCGTTAGAGTCAACGTCGAGGTCGAAAGCACCAGCGGTAGCAACGTTGGTTTGAGCACCAGACTCAGCAACCTTATAAACGGTTCTGATAACTTCGCGGTTGATCTCAGCAAGAATCTCAGTTGAGAGGATATTTGCGAGTTCCGCTTCAGCATTCAGGCCGTGGATTGCCTTAAGGTCTTGTGCAAGCTCAAGGCTGTATTCTGCCTTCAGAGCACGTGACTTAGCGGTAACAGTGACTTTCTCAATCGAGAATGCCATCTGGTTGAATTCACCAGCAGTGCCGTCGCCAAGTGCTTCAGCATCTTCGGTGTCCATACCACGACCAGTTGGGTATGTACCAGCAGCTTGTGAACCCTCTGGGTTAAGAGCAGCAGGGTTGAATGCTGATGGGGTAGCGGTAGTACCGAAACCAACTGCGCCGCCGGTAAGAGCACCCTCATTTTGGGTGTATCCAGAACCAACGTCTCCAGGAAGTCTGCTTGCACTGGTTGCGGACCAGGAAGTATCTGCTTCGTTGAAGAATGCTTCAGCGCCAGTTTGGTTAGCATAGCGTGAACGCATTGCGAAGATAAGTCCAGTAGGACCGTTCATTGGTTGAACGCCAGCGAGGTCATAAGCGACCAGGTTAGGCATTGAGCGTCTGATCAGTGAGATCAGAACAGGGTCGAAACCTGCGGTTGGGGAAGAAGCAGTGGCAGAGAAACCTGCGGTGCCACCAGATGAACCGGTGCCATTGGTTGGTGCTTCATAGAGGAATTCGCGCTCTTCGCGGATTGCTCTTTCTTGGTTCTCCAGGAGAACTGCGGTAACCATTCTGCGATGGGAATCCTTAATAGGATCAAGACCATCATAGTCTAGAACTGGTGCCCACTTCTCCTGCAGATGCTCGGTATTGAACATTTGCATTTGATTTTACCTCTTTGGAAGTGTTATAGTTTGATTTTTTATGATAAAGAGATCACTTTTTAGCAGCTCTGCCGAGTGTCTGAAGATATGCAGACATCATTGGAGAATATGATTCTTGAATCGATTGCTCTTCAGATGTTACTTCTTCCGATACTGTTTCGGTTTTGCTTCTTTGAGTACCAGCGTTAGTTGGGAAATATGATTCTCTCAACTTAACTAGTTTCTCACGATAGTTAGCTTCACTATCAAACTCAACATTTTCTGCAAGAGAAGCGAGTTTGTCCTTCTGCGAAAGTGCTAGACCTTCGGATACCTCAGCAAAAATTACGTCGGATGTGGACTCTGCTAATCTCTTATTAAGAGCAACATTTCTTTGAATTTGCTCGTTGAGTTTAGTCTCCATTTCATCAAGCTTATCTACCATACTCTCGATAACATCATATTTATCTTCAGGGATTGATACATAATGATCTTCAAAAAGACTCTTCATTCCTGCAAGGAATGATTCGGTCATTTCAGTCTTCAGACCGTGCTCAATTGCTAGAGTGTTCTCTGCGATCCACTCATCAGCAACATACTCAAGGTATGCATCAACACGATCTGTCAACTCTTCTTTAATTGATTGAATTTCTTCAATCAGTGCTGCTTCGTATTGAGATTCAATTTGCTCTTTAACTTCGGCAACCTTTGTCTTAATAGCAGTTTCGAAAATGGTACGTGCTTTCTCTTGGAACTCCTCGGAAAGCTCTTCACCAGTGAAGAGTGCCTGAACATCTTCTTCGACACTGAATTCTGCTTCAGTCTCTTCAGCGACTTCTTCTTCCTCTTCCTCTTCTTCGGCAACCTCTTCGCCTTCTGCTTCTACTTCCAGAACTTCTTCCTCAGCATCTTCAAGGACTTCATCCTCTTCTGCTTCAGTTTCTTCCTTCATACCAGCAGGCATTGCCTCGGCAGGCTTAGCACCTTTAGTTACAACATCCTTAACTTGCTTAAGGGTTGCACTAGGTTCTTTTAGTTTTGCCGAATCATCGTCGGACTTGTAATTTTCTGGAGTTGGTCCGCCAAGATCTTCCCAACTTGCAGTTTGACCTGGGGTATCCAGATCCAACTTTGGCATGGGATCGGCTGCCTTTGCTCCTTTGGTTACTACGTTTTCCATTTCTTGTAAATTGCTACCAACGGACATTTGTTTGTTAGATTTTTTAAATATAATCTATATTTATTTATAAATTAAAGATTTGATAAAAAGTCTTGGAACAAGGAAAGTTTTTGCTCTTCTAATACTTTTTGATCAATGAGAGTATTAATTCTCTTTTGGGTTTGCTCTGCAAGTCTTTCACGAAGAATACCACCTTCCCAAACCCACTCTTTACCTTCCATAATTCCCTGAACAAAAGCATCAGGAGCAGAAGGATCGGCAACGATATCAGCTGCAGTTGCAAGCATAAAATCTTCGCCAACAATTTTATGACCTTCGTTGGTCATTTTAAGTGATCCAACACCACGAGAAGAAACACCGAGAGTAACACCTTCACCAATGAGAGATTTTGCAATTTTACCCATTGGGGTTTCGAGAAGTTGTGCCTTACCAACAAAGTTATTTCCTTCTTGAGTAAGAGAAACAATCTTGTGTGATACCCTGTCCAAATTTACAGTTGGACCATCTGGATGACCAAGTTCTCCAAGAGCACGACCTTTTTGAACGAAGGTTTCATTATATCTTTGTACTTCTTTTGAAAGAGTACTCATGGGATACATGCGTCCATTGCGGTTGCAAATATCTCCTTGAAGGAAAATTCCCTCAATATACATTTTCTTTTCGGCACCTTTTCCTTCGGTGATAAATTTAATGTCTGATACTTCTTCTGTGATGAGTTTCATTTTCTTAATTTGTAAATCCTACTTTTGTTCCTCTTACAAGAGCACTACTAGCAAATACACAGTGACTTGCTGTTTTTACAAGAAATTCAACTGAATTTGGGGGCATTGTAATTGATCCAACACCAGTCCCGTCTTGAGATTGTACAATTGTGACAATACGTGAATTTGTATCAGTGTTTACAAGACGAACTACAGTTGCCTCACTAAAACTAGTTGCAGCACCAGTTGTTGTTGGTAAATTTAATTCATTCGCTAAAACTTTTGTTATCATTATTCTTGATCCTCGTTAGGCTCAGTGGCATCAAGTTCTTCATTCTCACCAAACATAGTATTAGCAACTGCTGGACGAAGTCCTTCGATTTTTTCTCCTGCTTTACTAAACAAAAGTTCTTTAATTTTGTCAGTAATATCAGAAGCAGCAGAATCAGTTGCAATCAAATCGACAATGTCTTCCATAAAAATTTTATATAACAGTATATTTTATTTATATCTCTGCCTTTTTGGTATCTTTTTGCAATTGTGCATCAACGTCAGCAGATTGTTGCTCCAGATCTGGTTCTGTTGGAACTTCACCCATACTCATATCTAATCCAGCACCATCTTGTGGTAATGGTTCTCCAGTTATTGGATCGACTGAGTTTGGATCAGGAATAATCCCATCTTTAATTTCTTTTTCAATTTGCTTATCGATATCAATAATTTCAGCATCAGTTTGACGTAAAATCTTTTTACGAACATACTCAACAGAATAATACTTTCCAATGTAAGGTTCGATTGTTGCTGCAAGTCCAAGTCTCTCATTCATCAATTCCGATTCCTTAAGTTCTGCAAATTGATTATCATAAATGAAATCATATTGAATATGATCTTCCATTCTTTCCCAATCTTCTGGAGTAATAATATTTTTTAGAATTAATTGGGTACGAAGCATATCATTAAACATGTTCGCAAAACGTTTTCTTAATCTTCCAACAAACTTAGAAAACTTAAGTTCATCTCTAAGAATTTCTGAAGAACGACCTAGATTAAATCCACCATCAGAAGCAATTCTAGATTCTGGGACTCCAAGTGCTCTATAGAGTTTCTTTTGAAAATACTCAATGTCAGAAAGTTCGCCTAGGTTTTGACCACCGGGAAGTGTTGTGATTTCTGTACCACGACCACCCTCTCTTCTTGGAAGCCAAAAATCTTCAAGCATACTCATGAATTTACGATCATCACGAACTTCACCAGTGTTTGCATCATACACAAGTTTATTTCTGTAACGAGACATTACATCGCGTAGATATTGCTCTGCTTTTACTTTTGGAAGATTACCAACATCAATATAAAAAATTCTACGCTCTGGGGCACGAGATAAACGATAAATAACCAGCGAATCTTCAATCATTCTTAACTGGTTGAGAGCCTTAATTGCTTTATGGAGATAGGAAAGAACAGATCCCTTATTTCTATCTACAAGACCAGATGTACAATATGTGATAGAATCTTTAGCAATCTTAATTGATTTTTGTGCGTTAGAACTTCTTGAAGAAAAATTACCCAATGGATAACTTGGATTTGGAGTATAGATGTAATACTCTTCAATCTCTGTATTTAAAATATTAGTTTCGCTTTCTTGTTTTCTAACCAAAGGGTTATTTCTACCATCATTTGGTTCTTTTTTCATTTGCCTTACGGCTTTCATTTTCATAGGATCAATATATCTAATTTCTTGAATACCACTTTCGGGACTTTTAACATCGATAACTTTTAAATAATAAAGTCTCCCATCAACATACCAATTTCTAAAAATCTCATGGCACTTTCTATCAAAGTCCATGAGTTCCTTAATGTGTCTAAACTCTTGACGAATAACTGATTTGATTTTATCGCTTGCATTTAAATTTGATAATTCAATTTCAATGGGAGAATCATACAAGTCACTAACAATTGCTTCATTGACAACATCTTCAATGGCAGCATCACACTCTGGATGAAGTGCCATTTCACGATATCTACGAATTAGATCATATTCATTTCTATATACACCTTCAATATCTACGTACTGACCATAAAACCCGCTCTGTATAAAATGGTCAACCCCGTCCTCATTGTTTTGAGGAACGGGGGACACTACAGAGTCGGGTTTTTTCTCATTCTCAATTGAAAAACCAAAAAGTTTTGCCATTATAATCTGTGAACTACTTGTTATACTCTATTTATTACTCAATACTTTCACCACCAACTGAACCAGCAATTGCCTTCCACCAGTGAACCTGCATTTCTACAGTGAATTCTTCTAGTGTATCTGTGGTTTCATAAGAAAGATCAATCTGACTAATGTTAGTTGGGAATAAATCATAGAACTGATAAGTTCTTAGAGTTGAACCGTCACGATCTAATTGGTGAACATATGCATCTGCCTGATAATCTACTGGATTTTGAAGACCAGTTCCATCAGATAATTTATTAATAGAGTTCATCCACTTTTCAAATGCGGAACGAATAATAAAGTCGGTATCGTTGATGACTGTAATTGTCCAGGTATCAAACGTTCTATCACCAGCAATTTTGAGAATTCTTCCTCTGAAATTAACTTCAATTGGAGTAATATTGGAAGCAGGCAGTGCAGCTGCCTTAACCAAGAATCTTGATTTTTCCTTTACGTCATTGGCAATGCCAAGATTATCAGGGAAAGCAAGTTCTACTTCAAATAGATTAGGTCTTGCGCCGCCACCAACTAGTTTACTTTTGAAACCAGTGATTGTTCTTAGTGGGGGTCTATTGAATTGTTCTGCCATGGTTTTTGGTTCCTTTAATTAGAATTAAACAGTACCGACTACTTCATCGAACGAAACACCAGTTCTGGTGGCAACAAAGGTAAGACCAATGAAGTTAATTGATCTTGCAGGTTTTACGAAGATGTCTGCAACAAACTCATTATTATCAATGATTGCGGCAGTATTATTTGTTTCATCACAGATAACTCTGAAGTCAAAGATACCTCTCTTCGCTTGAACATCGCGGAGGAAAGGTTCAACAGTATTTACAAAGTTTGTTCTTGTGATTTCATCGTTAAATTCAAACATCTGATCTCTTGCAGCTGCAGAGATTGCATTCTCAAGGTAGATGAACAATCTACGAACATTGACTCTATCGAAAGCAGATGCCTTACCAAGTCCAGTCTTGTCACCAAAGAGTGTAATACCTGCTCCAGGAGAGAAGATAACTGGATTAACTCTATTTGAATAGAGTTTATCTCTTTGAGTCTTGCTTGGATTATAAGCAAGTTTTACTGCGTTGAGGATTGCACCTCTTTGAGTTCCTGCAGGCGAGAACCATGGGAAGTTATTGATATCATTTCTAGCACACAGTCCAGCGATGTCACCATTCAATGGAACATAACGGAAGGTATCAGCAAATCTATCATACATGTACTTGTATCCACTATCGAATACAGCAAATGATGAAGAAGTAACTGGTGAATAAAAACTAATTACATTATCAGTAATTGTTGCATCCGAATTAACAGTAACTGAACCAGCAGCAGTATCATTTAAGAATGCTAATCTATATGGTGTAATGAATGCAATAGCATCTTTTCTTATTTCAGCAACAGAAATCAATTTGTTGGCGAGTGCTTGTGCAGTTTCTTTTGCATAGTTTGCCGATCCCATTAGCAGGAAGTCTGCCTGATACTGATCAGTATTTTCAAATAATTCATAACCAGATACTAAACCAGCAAGTGATACTGCAAAAGCACCAGAAGTTGAAACTCCAGTTTGACCATTGTAGTTTAGTCCACCACTAAGAGTTAATGTATTTGCTCCAGTTGTAGCAAAATTAACTCCTTGAGCATCTTGATCCCATCCAGTATCAGTATCTAGTGAGAAATTAGAACTGAAGGATGAAGTAACAATTCCAGCAGGGGCACTTCCACCAAAGATATATTGTGAATTAGTTGCAAGATATTTTCTCCAGTATGAAGGAGATCCTACAGAGAACTCTGCATCTTTTGCTTTAGAAAGTGAAAGATGTTTTTCGAGGATTGTACCAGCGTTTCCAGTAACTTCACCTTTGTCGTCGATTACAACAACATGAACTTCATCAAACCTTGAACTTCTTGCAGCAGCAAAAGAAGATGTTGATGGACGATCCGCAATATTATTCCAATTAATTGTTGAGTTAGTTAACGAAATTGTTTGTTGATCAAACCAATCAAGTTGTGATGTATAAGTGGTTGTTAAACCTGAAGAACTGCCAGTTGTATGAATAGCAACGGTTCCAGATCCAGAGAAAGCATAAACACCAGATGGTTGATAATCAACTTCTGTTTCAATTCCAGCAGCAGAAACGTGCGAAAGAACCTTTACAGCTACGTTAGTCCCACTAATTACAGTAATAACCCCTTTAAGATATCCATCAAGCACTGAGGTTGTTCCTGCTCCAGGAAGAACTGAGGAAATTGCTTGTGTTACTCCATATCCAACAGCAATCGTAGCTAAGTTGACGTTTGTAGAAACACCAGTAAGAACTTGATCTGCTTTGGCATCAATTAAAGCAACTTTAATTCCGTTTGCCCAAGACCCTGGATTTCTTGCAGCAACAGTTACATCAGTAATAGTTGAAGTGTCATACCCTTTGTTATTATAATCATCTAAACTAAGAATTTTAATATTTGCAGCTGCTCCAGCAAAAGAATTTCTTAGATCGGTGTCATCTGCTCTTACAACTCTTAAAGAACCACCATACGCTAAGTAAGACGAAGCAACCATCCAGTGCTCGTAATGCTTATCTGTTGGATATGGTTCTCCAAAGTTGTTAATTAAGTCTTGTTCGGTCTCAACTAGTGTTGGGAGGTTAACGGGTCCTTTGGCAAAAGGAGCAACTAAAGCACCTACTTTATTTGATGCTGCGTTTACTCTACCAACAGTTAGGTCAACCTCTCTTACTACAATTCCAGGAGATGCTAAATTTAGAGGCATCTTTAATTCTCCTAAAGGTCCAGAATTATTCTAAAAATATTTATTAAAAAGACTATTTTCAATGGGGAAACAGTGCGTGAACAAATCTACCAGTCAGGATATTCCCACATTAAATTTGGTTGTTTAGTTTTTCTGGATTCTTTAACTCTTTTTATAGTACACTCCTTACACTCATAAGAATAAGAAGAGGAAACCATATTGTTTTTCTTTGTCCTATAAAATCCTTCTATTAGATTTTTTCTTATATTACAAGTTCTACAAATACGTTCAGAAAGAAATAAATGTTCTAGTTCAAACTGATCGTCTAAGTCCATTACTTATAATCCCACATATATGATACGTCACCATATTCATCCGTGTACCATCTATCTCCATCAGTATCAACAAAGGTCATTTCGTCCAATCCATCACTAATAAATCCAAATGGGGCCATATCTTGTTCAATCTGATTCTTTTGCTCTTCATAGATCCTTTTGCGAACATCATTGTCCGTCATTTCTTTGAAGTAGTCCTGTGCAACTAACCAAGAGAAAATAACAAGACACATTGCCAAGTCATCATTACATCCTTCTTCTGCTTCGAATGAATTATGACGCTGTGCAAATGTCGTAAGTTCTGATATGATATCGTAATCAACGGTAAGTAACTTATCATCCTCCAGTAAAGTTTTTAAGTTAGAACATCCCAACTTTTTAACAGCAGATGTCATACGAACGCCTAGTTGGGATTTTTTACCAGAAAAACCAGAACCAACAATTTGACCGGCACGACCACGCATTGCACACATTAAAACATTATCATATTCAAGATCAAAATGTAAAATATTGGCAACTTGATCTCCAATATCATTAACTTCAATTAATAACCATGCATCATTATATGCTCTTGCCACTTCATGAATAATATTTGGAAACAGCATAGGTTTAATTTCATTATTCCTATACTTACCAACTACCTTATAAGGGAACTCTGTTATGTCAAAAACAATAAATGCCGAATAATCATTACCTAATCCACGAGCAACGTCAACAGTGATTAAGTAATTGTGCTCTTCATTTGGGTCTTCATAAATATCCAGACCAGCATTTCTTTTTATTGGATCTTCGTAAACAAGATTTCTTAATTTTGATGGATTAATGAGAGTGTTAACTGACCCTAAAAATTCACACTCAAACTCAACCTTGAATTGTGCCTCTGAAGTGTTGGAAATAGTTTGTTCTTTCCATGCTTCATCTCTTCCGGGTACCTCTGACCAATGAACGTCTGTTGGTACATATTCATTTTTACTTCTTTCAGCATCATGCCACATGCGGTAGAAGTGATTCATACCGCGTGGCGTTGAAACTATGATGACCTTTGTGCTCTGTCCAGAAGAAATAGTAGGATAAACAGAGGCAAAGAAGTCATCAGCAATGTGATTCGGGATGAAAGCGAACTCGTCAAGAAAGATGACATTATAGGATC